GTGCTTGATAACAATGCTGTCGTTTATCCAGACTGACCACGCGCTTTCCCAGTGGGGAAAATGGTCTTCAAAGCGAGTACCTTGCACAGACGAGTATTCAGGCACAGCATTAGAAAGGCGGGTAGCAAAACGAAGGTCGTGATTGCCAAGCGTATGAATAAGCAAAGAGGATTTAGGGGCAGCAGCGCGAACCTCGTCTAAACGCTCCTTGCAAACGTCAAGCTCTTCAGAAAGGGTCGGGCGTTCTTCCCAGCCAATGCGAGGGTGGCGACTAATAGAAGCCCCATCAAGAATGTCGCCGTTGTAGATAACGGCTTTGGGTTTTAGCTTTTTGATAAGGTGAACAAAAGCGCGGTGAGCAGTAGTTATTTCACCCGGCCAGTAATGAGCGTCCGAGGCAATTAAAATATCGCCATCAGGGATGTCGTAAGTTAATCGCTCAGCGTAACGCTGGTTGTATCCCGTAAGATATTCTTTTCGCGCAATTTTTGAATTTGTTTTCTTTTCCAGACGCGCGCGCCTAGCATAAACAGCTCGCTCGTTTATTCCGAGCATTCGAGCGGTTTCTCCTAAACCATGCTCTCGTATTAAATCAAGAAACTCATCCGCAGGAACTTTTCCGGGTGCGCCAGTCATAACTACCCCGCTGCAATTCGACTCGCCATTCGTTTTGCACGTTCTGGTGTTTGTCGGGCAAACCTAGAATCTAACAACTCTGCAGCAGCTAGCTCAAAGTCTTGAGCTTCTATTGCAGCAATGTGCTTTTTAAATTTTAGGTATCCGCCAAGCCCCATTTGAAAAACCAGCATAACTACTGTTTCTTTTATATTAGAACTGACGTTAGGCCAAAATGAAATTTGCCCACTACAGTTGTCCCAGACACGCTGTATATCGCGTTTTAAGAGCCACTGAGCCTCTTCTTCATCTATTCCGTACCCAACGCCTTCTTCAAGACAACGGCCAATGCCAACGGTCGTATAGCCTAGATGGTCTTTGTAGGAATAGCGTCGGTACCCTTCTTCTTGCGTTAAGACCTGGGCTATGCCTTCAATGTCGTAAACTTCATTCACGTTTATTTCTTTACCGCTTTGACGACGCCAGCGACAAGTGCGGGCGCAGTGTTTTTGAGGGCACTAATACCCCACACGCCGCCGACCATTGCGCCGTACATTTGAATATACCACTCGGGCATGGCACTTAGCGCCAGCGTGAAGTACGCCTCAACCGCAAGCGGGTCGAACAGCGCCCACACAAACGGCGCTGAAAACATCAAGAACGAAATGCGGCGCAGCCACTTGTCCTTGTCGGTAAGATTAGCCATTTCCCAGTCGTGATTGTTCGACTGCTTGTCGCGCAACAAGCGCGCGCGGTTCTCTTTCTCCGCTTTCTTAATTTCCTGCTCGCCTGCAACGTAATCTTTAACGCCGTTTACAATAGGGCCAAGCAGCGTCCCGATAATGCCGATCATGTCGCTTTCCTCTCGCTTGCTACAGGCGGATGCACGCCGTTGTGCAGCTTGTGCATACGCTCTGCCTCTGCCTTTAGGTAGGAGATGTCGGCAAGCATATTAGCCGTCTGCATGTGCTCTCGACGCAGCAACTCGGGAGCATTCATCTTGGCGATAATGTCAACGCGCTGCTTGATGACACTCTCGCCATTTTCTAGTCCGTCAATTCGCTGGTCGATCTTGCGTAGCCGTTGCTCAAGATCATGTAGCGTGTCTTGCATTGCCTTGATCTGCATCTTGCCGACAGCCGCAGCGCCAGCCACGCTAAACAAAATACCGCCAAGCGTGACGATCAACCTAATATCTATCGCGCCGTCCATGTTAGTGCGCTCTGCTGCGCCACCAATCGTGGATGCGGATGCACGTCCATACAATGCTGATCGCAGCAGCAATTGGCGGCAACCATTCGGCAAGCGTGCCGATCACAAGCGCAAGACTAGCCGCGTCGATTAGGTCTTTGTGAATGTCCATCACGCGACTCCATCTCGCTTGATTTTGCCGACCATGCTGGGCGCGGTACACCATTGCCCGTTGCGCTCAAACCATACCGTCCATGTATCACGCCCTAGATATAACCGCATTGCGACGCCGTTGCTTGTCTCTAATTTAAGTGCCAATTCCTCGCCCGCATTGCGCGCTGCCTTGTCCGCCGCCGTTACATCCGGCACGCACACAATCTGCTGCTGAGCGGAAAGCGGCGTTGCAAACAAGCACGCAACAATTGCGAGGATGCGCATCATCATGATGGCTTCGCAGGCCAGACCGGATTGGCAGGGTCAGCCGTGTTGGCAGGCAGATCGCGCAGCGCCTGCCGATAATCAACCCACACCTGAGGAAGCTGTATGCCCAAGCCATCAGCGCTCGCGTCTACAGCGCGGAGACTTACCCAGTCCGTCTCGGCCAGCAGGCGATCTCGCTCGGCGCGCAACTCGGCCCAAGCGCGGTCGGTTGCACCCGCAACCCACGCAGCCTCGCGGGCATCAGCCTCTGCTTCTTCTTCGGCGGTTAGCGGATAGACGACACCGTTAATGACTTTTGTTCGTGCCATAATCAAGCCCCCTTCAATCCGTACCACCAGTACCGGCCAGTAAAGCTATTTGCACTTGGCGTCCACTTCACGCCGTCCACCACCGCCTCGTTTCGAACTCCGCCAATGCCGTAAGTAACCAATGTCTTAGAGTAATAATCTTCGGGGTAGCCGCCATGAAAGGCTAGGCTGGAATACACATCACTGGCTCGAAGTGCATGAAAAGTCATTTCAACATTGCCGGAATGGTTTGGATGAAAGAAAGTAACGCCTGGGTCTATATATGATGTATTGTAGTATGAGGAACTTTGTGCACTACCCGATCCACCTACGCCACTTTGCGCGGAGTAATAATCGGAAGAGAAATAGGTGCCGGTCGATTCCTCGCGGAACGTAACTCTAACCGCGGCAGTAACATCCGAAGTCTGCTCATAGTGCAAAACGTACCGCACATAATCGTCGTTGATGTAGGACGATCCTTCAATTGCTAACTCCGAAGCTGCTGATACAGTGCCAGCTAGCAACAGCACATAGTCTGCCGGGATACCTGTCAGCGATGCAGCGCTGCCATCTGTGCGGAGCAGGTCGCCAGACCCGCTGCCAGCGTTGAGCGTAGCAGCCGTGCCAAGCGCAGTGCCGTTAAGCTTCGTACCCGCCTCAAGGTTGACCTTGCCCGTACCATTGCCGGTCAGGGTCAGGTCGGTGTTAAGGTCGGCGGCGGTGAGTGTGTTGGCTTTGATCGTACTCATATCTTATGCCCCCGGCTTAGTCGGCCACGTCGGGTTCGACGGGTCGGGTGTATTGGCGGGTAAGTCGCGCAGGGCTTGGCGATAGGCGCTTTGTTCCGCCGACATCGTGCGGTCTGACACAGCCCACCAATCGGTTTCAGCCAGCAGGCGGTCACGCTCTACACGCAGCAGACGCATTGGCTCTGCTGCTTCCAACTCTGCTTTCTTGGCTGCAATCTCAGCTTCAGTTGGCTTTGGCGTATCGGCTAACCACGTCAAACCAGAGTAGTCGTCACCGTTCCACGACCAGCTTTCGCCGGGGCGTAACTCTACTAGAGCCTGTTCTTTGCTGCTCATGCCAACACCTCCATAACGGTAAAGGATGAGGCGGTTCTCGGCTCATACGCGGTTGTGTCTCGGTCTGCGTGTGTTCTGTTGACATACGCAATCTTTGCCGCGTCATAACTTGCTATCTGAACGCCATAAGTCACTTGGCTAGTGGTTGACGGGCTGTCCAGATAACAAATTGGCTGCGCCGCAATCATATAAGTTGGAGACGTACTGGCATAAGGCAGTGCCAGTGTTACACGCGGTCGATTACTTGCTGCGTCGCCAATAAAAAGAACCGTCGAATCTCGCAACAGTTGGGCGTATGCCATGAAATCCGAAGTACCTAATGTTAAATGACCAATAATGAGCATTTTGCTTGAGGTGCTTGACGGCGTTATGTCTACAGTCAGCCCTGTAACAGTGGCATATGTGGTGCCGGTCACTGAAAATGTGTCAGTTTTTATTGCTTGAATAACCTGACCAATCTTGCCGCCACCGGCAAACGACAGCGTGCCGCTGCCGCTAGTCTGGAGGAACTGACCGGCGGTCCCGTCTGCATCTGGGAAGATTAGGTTGCCGTCGCCCAGCGTGACCTTGCCGGTGCCGTTGCCAACGATGCTGACGTTGCCGTTAGTCGTCGCAGCAGTGACTGTATTAGCTTTTACAGTAGACATTGATTAAACCTCCGGCTTCGTCGGCCAAACGGGGTTAGCCGGATCGCTAGTGGTTGCGGGTAGGTCGCGAAGCGCCTGACGGTAGGCAAGCTGCTCGGCTGAAGCTGTACGATCCGGCAGTACCCACCAATCGGTCTCGGCAAGTAGGCGGTCGCGCTCGGCACGCAATGCGGTCATTGCCACGCTGTCGGTTGCCGCTGACAGCGCCCCAGACACTGCACTCCAGGTCGTTAGAGCAGCGCCGCCCTGCCACGTTACGTTGGCTGCAAATGAGGCTTCATCGTTGGTCTGGCCGGTGACACT